TGCATTTTCGTAAGAAGAATTAGCAAAGTAGTTTGCTCCTAAACCTATACCAGCGGTTGCTAGCGATGTTGCTCCATATCCTGGTCTGTACCCTGATGACTTTGGTGTTGTAGATGGTTTAGGTGTTCGGTTAGCCTTAAATCGCATATCAGGTTTGCCTGATCTAGTTGTTGGACCAGTTGGTCTAGACCCTCGTGGAGTAGCACTTGGTCCTTTTCCTCCTCTAAATAGGTTTCTTCCTCCGCTGACCATACCCTTCATTCCCTTACCGAAGTTTGAGATGCCTCCAATAAGTCCTAGTGCACCAACTGCTGCTGAGAGAATGTAGATTGCAGCTGTGAGTGCTTCCACGTTATTGTTTAGACCTTGAAGAGCTGCCTCCAGTACACCTGTTACGTTTTTTATCGTTTGTTCTTGTTGCGCTAATACGTCTACAGTTAAGTTCATAGACTCTGTATACTTTTGCTCTAAAGTAGCTCTATCTGATATATCACCTAATTCTTCTTTTCCTAGTTTTTTAGCTAGGTCTTGAGTCATTTGTTTTTGCTTCTGTAAGTTGCTTTCTTTTGCAATTACATCCAGTTGTTTTTGAATATCCGTATTACCTGCTGTCTCTTTTCTAAGATTGTTTAGCGTTTTCTGGTTATATATAGCAGTTGCGAAGTCCTCTTCCGTCATACCAGCCATAAGAGCTGTGGATTCTTTCTGATATTGGTTTCCTTCCTCAAAACTACGTACAAGTTCTTTATTTGCAAATATCAGCTGGCCTACTACATCAAACTGCTGGTGCAAAGCCGCGTACCGTGCTTTGACCATTGTCTCTTCAAAGTCTTGGTTCGTTAACAGCTCTGCTTCTAATTGGGCTCTAATCGAACTTTCTACGTCAAGCATTTGTTTACCTGCTGATTTTAGAGTTTCCATAGAGGTACCTAAACTACGTGCTGTGTAAACAGCATTGCTTAATTCTCTACCCTGTGCTGCAAAGGTTAAACGAATCGAGTTAGAAGTACTCGCTACATCTTTCATAACCTGCTTATAATCTACTGCAATCTTCTTTTGTGCGTTCTGCATTCGAACATTGCCTATAAGCTTCTGAGTCATTAGATCTATATCTTCACCTGTAGCTGCTATCGTTGTGTTAAATTTTGCAGCTTCTTGTTCTGAAAGACCTAATCTTTCTGTCAACAATACTTGAGATCTTACTAAGCTATCTTGATATTTTGCAGCTGTTCCCAACTCTTGATTAAGGCCTAGTTGGGCTTTAATCATATTAGTGGAGTTCATCAACGCGTTTCCTGTTCGAACAGCTTGTCTAGCGTATTCCGCAGATATCTTGTTTGCTTGATCGAAGGACATATTAAGTCCTTTTCTCATGCTAGTAATGTTGTTGTTTATTTGAAAGAAAGAATCACTAAGCCCTTTAAACTTGTTGATTAGTGGTAGAGCAAGGATTGATTTGAGTCCTGTCTGAACTTTGCCTATATTAGTTGCAAAATCTCTACTGGCTGCTGCAAGTTCTTTCTGTTGGGTTACTAGTTGTTTAGTAGTTCCAACTGCTTCTTTTATGAGGTCATTCTTCTTTCTCTCCGCTATAATCTGCTTTTGCAGCCTTTTAACCTCTGCGGATGAAAGAGATGCCCCGTCCTCCAGTTTTTTGTTATATTGCGTTTTGAGCCCCTCTAACTTGAGTTCTGATTTCAGCAACTCTTCTCTGAGCTTTTTATGCTGTGCTAAAATCTCAGTTTGGTTATTTAGAGCATCTTTCTGCCTCTGAGAGAGGTTATCTATCTCTTGTAGAATTTTTTTAATATTAGCATATCCTTTGGTCGATAGTTCGTCCAGGATACCCTGCATCTCTCCTTTAATCTGATTAAAATCGCTTTTTGATGCCATTTACTATTTTATAATAAATAGTTTACTTCCCAGTTCTATCAAATCTAGTAAAATAATCAGGTTTTCGATTATTTACTATCCCCATCTGCTCAGCTTGTCTGATAGTCTGTCTTGTTTGCTCTACTGTGTCTTTGGTCTTTTTACTACTCTCTACACGCTCAATAGCCTTATTCATTGTAAACTTTCTAAGCCATATAGGCATATCGTAGATAGTTTCCCAACTATAAGCACCTTGTGAATGTATTATTAATGCGTCGATCTCTGAAAAGAGATTCATTCTATACTCAATCCCTAGGCCAAAAAAAGTCAACGCCAATCGGCAATTCAGCGACCTCCTCCTCGCCTAGACTGTTTGTCAAAGTAACCGATAAATCGATGTCAGGGCTGATTTGCGCATAGTATTTTTTAAATGCTCTTGAATCTTTAGCTAATAAGTATGTATTCACATACTCTCTGATATCCTTAACTGCAGTACTTCCATTAACACTTGTAATCATGTATGCCAGTCTAGTAGTTATCTCTGGGGATGATTCTTTGTTGATCTTTTTCAAGCTGTTAAGCTCTTCTGCGATCTTGGTTTCATCTCCTTGTGTTAGTAGTTTAAAAGTAACGATGTTCTTAGTATGAGGCATTTCGAATGTAAACGAATTCTCTGTCGCTTTCAAAAAGTCTGGGTGTAGTGGCTTTGCATCTAAAGAACTTAGATCTATCTCATTCTCAACATCATCATATTGCAAGCTGTATTTAGCTCCATAGGCAAGAACTCTAGCAGCTATCATTAATGCATTCTTATCACCTATTAATAGTTCATTGTAATCTACAGGTGATGTAATTAAGGACTGTAGTAGCTTATCGAATACGATACCTTGACGGATATAATTCTGATTTGTTAGAATATCTTCTTCCCTAGCTGTCATATACTTCATTTCGATTTTACCGCTGCGTAGAGGGCTGTTTTCAGGATAAAGAAGACCTTGGGATGGAAGTTCTACAACTTCTGTTGGTAAGTTAAACTTATTAGACATATTACTTTTATTTTTGTAACTTTGTTTATTATAAATATACATAAAATAAAAAAGCCCTCCAACAGTTTGGAAGGCTCTTTTTTGAAGAATAGTTAATCTTAGAAGTTTAAGATCATATAATCTAGTGCAAGTTCTAGTGTAATGTTCTGAGCTGCTGATTCATCATCGTAGCTGTAGTCTCCGAAGTTAGCGTTTACAATTAAAGCTCCTTTAACAATCCACTCAGATACGATATCTCCTACTGGACCTAGTACGTTAAAGGTTAGATCCTTCTTGTAGAAGTCAGAGTAACCGTCACGACCTGTAACTGATTCGTGATGTAGACGTACCCATTCCATTACAGCCTGTGCTCCGGAAGGTGTGATTGGATCAAACAAAGTAAGAGTTATGTTACTCCACTTTGATTTTCCTTTTACTTTGCGAAGTACGTTGATATGGTTAAGGACTACTTCATCCTGAGTTAGAGTTACTGCTGATACACCTTTGATGATGTAGGCTGGAATGCCATCCATATACATGATGAATCTATTTTTCTGTTTCGGTTCAAACGCTGTGAAAAATATTTCATTTGGATCTAATACTGCCATGGTATATTTGTTTTATTATAAATATCGTTATTTAATTTTTATTATTCGAAAGTAGCTCCTGTTGGTAGAATATTAAAGTCTAGTAGGATGAATTCAGCAGTTTTAGTTGGTTGTAAGTAAATCTGTCCTACTAACTGGTTTCTGTCGATTACATCAGGTGTGTTGTTAGAATCATCCATTACTACTTTGAAAGCATATAGACCTTGTCTTTGTTGTACGGATTGTAGGTATGGATTAACTTGTGCTAAGAAGTTGTTACGGGTAGCAATTGAGTTTTGCTCGAATACTAAGTTATTAGCTACTTGTGAGATGTATCCCTTCAAAGCAATTAACAAACGTCTTACGTTTATTCTATCCAGAGCAGATGCTGCTTTTTGTAATGTCTTTTGTCCGTAAACCACTACTCCTGTTCCAGGGAAAGTTGCAATTGGATTAACATTTGCTATATACAAAGTATCTCTGTCTGTTTGAGCAAGACGTCTTTCTGCTTGTACTACTGTACCTAAACCACCTCTATTAATCCCTGCAGGTGCAAACCAAGGCTCAGCTACTGAGTCGTTATAGGCGTATACCCCTGGAATCATTGTCGATGCTGGTACGAATACAGCTTTACCGGTTCCTGGATCGATAGTTTGTAACCAAGGCCAGTAAGTGGCTGCATAGCTATTGTTGTAGGCTGCGGCATTGTTCACCACTGTTCCTACAGTTGATCCATAAGCAGCTACGTCAATAACTGCAATTGCATCTCCTCTGTTTTGGCAAGTACTTACAATTGAGCTTACTTGCGAAGGTGCGTTTACAGTTGTTAGACCTGGAGCTGATAGAATATTAAATTTGTAATCATCCTGATTGCCTAGCAGAGTAATAGATGTATTATAGTTTGCTGCTGGAATACCTTGGATGTTTGTTGCTGTCGTTGTTGAATTGTAGAATGCTGCTCCTCCTACAAAATTAGTTCCTGTTGCGCTGCCAAAAGTTCCGGAGATAGCTGTTGGAATGTATCTAGTGAAAGAAGTTCCATCGCTGGCTGAATTAATCGCTCCGTTTGAGTTTAAGTAATTTGGAGTAGGGTAGTTGACAGCCTTCACCCGTACATAACGGCTCTTATTAGTATAAGTTCCTGTAGTTTGTACGTAATAGGTTGAATCGTCTGTATTTACAGAATAGGCTTGGTTACCGATTACTGCTTCTATGTAGTTTGGAGCAAATGGATCTAATGATAGATTATTCCACGTCTCTACTACTGCAGGATTATTCGTGTTATCGTTTCCTCTACGTATGATCAAGTTAAATGTTCCAGATCCTGTATTAACTCCTGCAATCTGCCATCTAATATTATCTGCTGAGCCTGATGGTAGAACTCCACCAGCTAGTTCTGTGCTTGTTGAGTTTTGATCTGCTCCCTGTGTAAGAGTTTCCAATACAAACGCATTAGCAGCTACGTTTGTAGTAGCTCCACTCAAAACAACTCCATTGGCCATTGAGGATGTCTGAAGACCTACGTAACCTGCTACAAGCAGTTGAATTCCATTTCCTGTACCAGGGGCTGAAGATGAAAGGATCAGTGTGTTGGTGTTCCAAGTAGCGGTGACGTATCTGTTTGTGTCGAAGTTGTTAATTGCATTAGCTAATTGAGTACCCCATGTATTCAGAGTCCAGTTAGTATCACCAGTAGCTACGTTGAAGTAGTAGTAATCTAATGCTGAATTTTTCACTTCGAAGTCTGCTCCTGCAAAGTAGTAGGTATTGTCGTTAATTTGCAATGCCACTGCTCTATAAGAGCCTGTCGAGGATGCTGCGAACGAGTTATAGGAACCTGTTGCAAATGCTCCTGCTGTTGCATTAATTGTATTATTAATTTGGGAAGATGAAGCAGGTGTGAAAGATCCTGTTACTACTCTGGTAACTAGTAAAGAATTTCCTCCATTAGTGAAGTAATTATACGCTGCAACAGATGTTAAATAGGAGTATGTTGCACCACCTGATACTAAGGTTGCTCCAAATTTATTTGTGTAATCGGAGTAAGAGGTTACTACTGTAGGAATACCTACAGGTCCTTTTACGGTGGGTCCTATGATTGCAGCTCCTGCCTCAATAGGTCCTTGGGTAACTTGTGACTGGTCATTTTCTCTTGCTAAAACGCCAGGAGATATTAAAGTTTCTGCCATAGTATTGATATTGCTTTTCTATAAATATCAATATGTAGGTCAAAATAATGTTACTGTTTTACAAACTCTCCCGTCTCTATCGAAATGTAACCTTCTCCATATTTAGTGAGTAGTTGGTTGTATAACTCCTGTTCTTGCTTTTTCATACCTTTTAAATCTTGGTGGGTGGCTTCCCTCTGCTCCTGTAGTGTTGTAATTTGAAATTCTACCGTTCCAAGTGTTGTTAACGCTTGACTAAATTTTTGCTGTAGGTCTGAAATGTTGGTGATCTCTTCTTCAGTTAATTTAATGTTTTCCATAAACTATGTTTTTATAACGATGATGTTGTTTCTGCTGTAATAATGATTTGTGCTTTGGAGTTTACCTTTTTCACAGCTACTAGATCTTTTTGTAGTACGTCTGGAATTAGATGCCCGTTGAGTTTGATGTTGAAGGTTGCTTTTACTATCCTCTCTCTATTTATTTCCGACTCTGTTGCTAGTGTAAACGTATCTATTGTTGCTTTGAACTTAAATCTATTAGGATCTCCCCAATAAGAGTCTGAGGCGTAGTTCATTGCTTCTACTACTTTGTTGAGTTGTTCTATGTAGTATGTCATCACAGTACAGGAGTACGTTACTGTTACGTAATCCGGTATAACTGTCAGATATTGTTGTGTTACTGGAATTCTGTTATTTAGTATGTCGAAGTTGCTGTATGCGTTTATCGATGAGTACTTCTTCGTCATTACTCCGTATAAATTAGGTTGATTAGCATCTAATTTATTTCCTATATTACGTACCTTTTCAATGCTATCCCTCTTGAACATGATTAGAGGACACATAACCTTACCTACTTTATCTCTATAATATCCATCAGCCTGAACTGCTTTCCATTTTTCAGGATTGCCGTATATGACTGGGATGGCTATACGTTCTCCGTTTTGAATTACGGTTGGTTTGATTACGTTCTCTATGTAATATTTAATGGATTCATCAATGTCGACAATTCCTAAGGTAAATGGTTTTGTATCGTCGTTTCTAAAAGAGAGTCTCGTAGCTCTATTGTTACTATATGCATCGTTAGGATTCCCTAAGTTTGCAAGTTCATAGGGAGTTTGCAACGAAGTTGAAATCTCTCGTTGAGTCTTTGGTGTTGGTTTCCTCCCTTTCGTTGCCATTATGTTCTCTCTTTAGATAATCCGTATTTGTCCGCAGGTACTAAATGTGCTGTTACTGTAATTGAAAAGTTTCTACCGAATGTAGTTAGATCGGATGCATAAGCGTGTTCAAAGTCTTTGCCTACAACAAATTGGTTATCTGCAACTGTGTCTACTTCGTAGTAATTGTCGATATAAGTGAATACATCTCCCACCTCTGGGTAGAGTTGGATGTCTTGTAAATCCTCTCTAAGAAAGTTCACAGTAACAGCATGGTCAAGATCAGGTCCATAATCGTTACCACTCCATGTACTATCAACTTTCGATATCAAGCAATCTATTAGCACGGGATCTATAAAATATCTTGTTTTGGCAGCTTCGCCGTATAAATTACTTACTGTGTCGTTCAATTTGTACTTATAATACCCTACCTGTTGAGATATGATATCTCTAATAAGCTCCCTATTGATTGTTGTGAATAGGTTAACATCTCTTCTATTTCCAAATAAAGCCATTATACTTGTACTATGCTTCTTTCAATAATATACATACTACGAAGACCTAGGATACGTTTTTGCTCCTCATCTCCCTTTGTTGCTTTCGTTTTAATACTTTTGATAGCTGTTACCGGAGTATTTTTGGTGGCCATATATTTGATCTCCAAGAGTGTGTACTCACTATTCTCATCTCCTCTATCAATAACATTCTGATTTTGACGTACCTTTATGTAGACTACTCCTTCAACACCTCTAATTTCGTTGATAATCTCAGTTTTGTTATGCTTTCTATCAGTTACGAGTATAACCTGCACCTTGAACATCTTGTTCAAGCTTTGGGCATCTTTTGTTAATTCAATTAAACTAATCATATCTTATCCAATATAAATAGTAAATGGCACATTTCCAAATTCTGTTCTTCTAAATTCAGCTTCATCTTTACGTCTTTCTAGTAATGCTTTTCTTGAGGTTTCATCAAAATAGCCCCTCAAACGTTCAATAAGTGCATTTTTTTCTGCAGTTGCTGCAGCTAAAAGGTCTGATTGGTTGAGGGTTACTTCCGCTCCTGGAATTGGAATAGGTCCGTACTTTCCTCTAACATATCCTAACATTTCTTTGCAGAGAGCTAAAGTATATTCGAAAATCCACTGTCTTCCTATTGAATTAATTAGCTTATATGTTGGATTCGCATAAGGAACATTTGAAATGTCTGAAATGTAGGAAGATCCGGATAATGCTAAACTTCCTGATATTCTATCTGATTTAAGAATATAGTGGAATAGCAGGTGCTTATCTCGCTGTGGAATTGGGAAGATTCTTAGGTGGTTGTTAACTAACTCAAAACTGAAGTTTGATTTTCTAACTTGATCGTTGAACTCGATAGCTTGTATTTTTTGTAAATCGTAGTTGATAGGCATTAATAGAAAATTAATACCAGGAGAATAGTTACCAAAATCGAAGGTATCCATCAATCCTTGTATATCTACTCCCGTTCCTGCATATGGATCGAAGTATCTTACGATCGCTGGGGGTTCTTCGTAAAAAATCCTCTTGACTTCTAGATCTCCTGCTTCAATACCTGATGCCGATGCCCATGCGTTTAGATCATAATTCTGCTTACCTGCAGTCATGTCTAAAGAGCCTGTTCTATATGTAACATTTCCTCCTACACCTGCTTCTGTTCCGTATTGATCCGATTGACGAATTAACACACCCATGTTAGGGGTTATTACAGTGTTGTTGAGGTTTTTAACTCCATTTGCACCTTCCAATGTCAAATAATTCTCTCTAACCTTATACGCGTATAATTCATTACCGTAGGTAGTAACTGCTTCTTCAAATGCTGTATAAAAGTTTATATCTTGAAGTTCAACGTCTACTAGTGGATATCCCAAACGCTGCGAGCAGAATTTAGCTACTTTATCCGCATCTTGTTGGAACTGGTAATCGTTATCGTAAAAGCCGAAAGGAGTGTTTCCTGGAAAGAAGGAACTCGACCCTGGCCATATAGCTACACTAGGCATATGTATGTTTTAGTATAAATATCATCGCTATGCTATAATTGAACTCGTAACTCCATTCCACACTGAGAGTATGCCCCACATAGGGGCGTTACCTGCGGCTAATAAATAAGCTACTTGTACAGCAGGTGCTACAGCTGCGCTACTACCTGTTATATTCCAAAAAGTGTTAGTAGTATAGTCGAACTGTGCATTTGAGTTTGAGCTAGTTAATGCAAACTTCGTACCTCCAATCGATTTAATATAGTAAGTAGTACCTAATGGAATAGTATTTACGTCAGGCAATCTGACTATCGTGTTTGAGCCATGTGTTACACAGAAAATAGAACATGATGGATTTATGTCAGTTACCCCTGAAGTAACGTTATCTCTGTCTACGCCATACTTAAAACCTCTTTCGATGTTTATTCTATTAGAGTCGACTGTGAAAAGATCTTGCCTGCTTGAAGTAGAGGTGCCTCCTCCTACTACAAACAAAGAGCTAGTGTTGTTCTGAATATTGTATGTTCCTGCTACTAGTTGATATGATCCGGATGATATTGTTCCTTTACCTAAAACCATAGATCCTTCCGGTAGTAGTAGTAATCCTGTTAATCCTGTAAGATACGCTGGATCGTAGGGACCTGTAGGGGTGTATCTATCTACTAGGTAGTATGTGTATCCTGCTGTGGCGTTTGCACCTATTGCGGATTTATTTACAATAATACCTAAGTTTAAGGTAGGTATATCTAAGGATGCTGTGGTGGCAGTTCCTAGTGGATACGATCCAACTGTTTTGATAAGGAAGCTGTCACCTATACGTTCTAGAGGAGTGGATGTTACGCTTAATAATACGTTGGATTTTACTACTTGATAGGCTTCTTGTGCAATGTTAGATGACAAGGTTAGTTCGGTAGATTGGTCTTGATTTACTAACGCTACCCCTGTTACAGTACGCTCTGCGTAAGTAGAAAGACCTTCCGCAGTTGTAAATATCAACGTTATTACATCGTTTACTGAGAATATTCCTGTTAGATCTCCTGCAATTTGTATATAATCCGGGGCGCTGACTTCGATTGTATATAAGTCAGAGCTGTTATTTTCAATATACTTAACTATCTGGCTACTCTCTACCTGGTCTATTGTAATATTACCATTCTCTGTATTATCGGATGATACTATTATAGTGTTTGTCGCAGCGTTAAATGCTGTAATGTATCCTGTGTTAGTTATGCATTGACCTTCGTTAAAGAAGTACGTAATGCTATTCGTGCCTGCAGCTGATGCAAAGTTTACGTCTGTTGTGCTGTACAATCCAGTATAATCCTCTGCGGCGTAGTTTACTGAAATACGTTTAGTTGGAGCAATGGATGTTTGAACTCCTGCTACGATAGATGAATTGGCAGATACTGTATTATACGATCCTCCTGCTATGTTAGAATATCCATACGGTACGCTGCTTGAAACTCCTGATAGTAGGTTGTTTGGTATTTTTACTTCTTGGTACGTTCTATTAGTACGTAAATTGTAGATGCCTACTGGTTGGCCTTGATCTTGAATTTGTTCTTCGGTCCATTGGCTACTTTGAATACTTGATCCGTTTAGTGTTAGTGATCCTGTTATATCTACCGATCCTGTTAACCGAGCAGGTCCTATATTAGTAAAAGTAGATGATCCCGACACCAAGAGGGATCCAGTAATGGTTGTTGATCCTGATATCCTCACAGCTATTCCTGATACAACCATTGTAGATGATGTAACTTCGTTTGCTGTTGTACTTGCTGTGGTTACAGCTAATATGGTTCT